TGATATGGCAAGTCCTGAATTAAAAAGGGATAAAGTTGCAGCACAAACTTTAGCAGAAAAGGGTGTTACTCCAGACCAAGTAGGTGATGGAGTTGTTAACGCACTTACAAGAGACTATTCAGATTTGATGAAAGTAATAAACAAAGGTAAATAATGGCATCCACAACCGAAAACAATTTAGACCCAGATACCAGTATTGGTTTCTCATTTCCACTTGGATTTGTTGGTGATCGTTTTTTTAATAGAACTAAAACTATAGAAGAACAGGCAGAACATAATTTAAGAAATTTATTATTAACTAATTTAGGTGAGAGAGTAAATCAACCAGAGTTTGGTTCAAGATTATTAGAAGTTGTATTTGAGTTTAAAGATGACAGTTTAATTGAAGAAGTCATAAACGAAGCAGTTGAAAAGTGGTTACCATATATAACTATAAACGAAGTTATAACAGTTGTTGATGCTACAAATCCAAATAGATTAAATGTATCAATAGATTTTTCAGTAGCAACTGCGCCTGATGCTACAAATCAAATAACTTTAGATTTTAATGCTACACAATAGGAGACAGTAAATGCCTACGAATACGACAGGCCCAATAAAAGATGTATCCAAAGAAGTCAAATATTTAAATAAAGACTTTGAAGGATTTAGAAATGATTTGATAGAATATGCAAAAACATATTTTCCAACTACATATACAGATTTCAATGAGTCTTCTCCTGGAATGATGTTTATTGAAATGGCAGCTTATATTGGTGATGTTCTTTCTTATTATGTAGATAGTCAGTTTAAAGAATCTATCTTAGCATACGCTGAAGAAAAAAGAACAATCTATAATATAGCACAATCTTTAGGATACAAACCAAAAGTTAGTTATCCTGCAACAACTGTATTGGATGTTTATCAAACTGTACCTGCTACAGGAACAGGAGATTCTACAAGACCTAATATGAATTATGCTTTAACTGTTACAAGTAATACAAAAGCAAAATCAAAATCTACAGGTAAAACATTTAGGTTTATGGATGATGTGAATTTTAAATATTCAAGTTCTTACGATCCTACTACAGTTTCTATTTTTGAAAAATCTTCTAATGTTCCAACAAAATATTTGTTAAAGAAAAGAGTGAGAGCTATTAGTGGTGAAGTTAAAGAAGAGTTAGTTACATTTACTTCTGCAGTTCAATATGATAAAATAGTATTGGGTAATCCAAATGTTATAGAAATTTTATCATGTGTAGATAGTGATGGTAATAGTTGGTATGAAGTTCCTTTCTTAGCACAAGATACAATATTTGATGAGATAGAGAATACATCAGCAAATGATTCTGATTTAACACAATACAACGATACAGCACCTTATCTATTAAAGTTGAGAAAGACACCACGAAGATTTACAGCATTTATCAGAGATGACAATAGAACTGAAATGAGATTTGGTGCAGGTGTATCAGATAATCCTGATGAGGAGATAGTTCCAAATCCAGATAGAGTTGGTTCATCATTAGCAAGTGGTGTGAGTAAGTTAGATACTGCATTCGATCCTGCAAACTTTTTAAATACAAGAACTTATGGATTAGCACCATCAAATACAACACTTACAATAAAGTATACAGTTGGTGGTGGAATACAAGATAATGTTCCTGCTAATGATATTAAAAATTTAAATGATACCACATTTAATATTGATGACAGTAATTTAGTAGCAGCTACAGTTCAAGAAGCAAAAGATTCTGTAGCAGTTAATAATCCCGATCCCGCTGGTGGTGGTAGAAGTGGTGAGTCATTAGTAGAAATCAAAAATAATGCACTTGCTTATTTCCAAGCACAGAGTAGAGCAGTTACAAAAGAAGATTACATGATAAGAGCAATATCATTACCACAAAGATTTGGAAACATAGCAAAAGTTTATATAGTTCAAGATGAACAACTTAATCAAGCTGAAGAAAATGTTCAAGAAGAAAATCAAGCAGCTGCAGCACCACCACTTGAAGAACAAATAGAAAATATAAGTCCATTGGTTCAAGAAGCAGCAGATTTAGAAACAGCAAAACCAGAACCTAAAGTACAAAGTGCTGCAAAAGTTAGAGAAACAATAGCAAAAGCTAGAATGACTTCACCTAAAAAAGCAAACGAAACACTACGTGGAGCATCAGCAGCAAACCCTCTTGGTAGACGTGTATCAACTGGTTTAAGAAGAAGTTTTTCATCTATACCAACTAAAACTGGTGGAAGAGGAGGAGGAGGATACTAATGGCTACTAAAAAAGCATCAAGAATACCTAATCCATTAGCATTGAATATGTATGTGTTAGGATATGACTCAAAGAAAAAATTAACAAACGTAAATCAAGCAGTAAAAGAAAACTTACAAACTTATCTTGGTCAATACAGAATGGTTACAGACGCAATCAATATTAAAAACGCTTATATAATAAACATCGGTGTTAAGTTTAGTATTATGACAAGACCAAATTATAATAAAAACGAAGTTTTAGTTAGAGCTATAGAAACAGTAAAAACATTTTTTAATATTGATAGATGGCAAGTTAATCAACCAATCGTTTTATCTGATTTAGTTTATCAGTTAAGTTTGGTTGATGGTGTAGCTACAATAGTTCCACCTGTAGAAGATAACAAACAATCTTTACCAATCGTTATAACAAACAAATACAAAACTGCAAATGGTTATTCTGGTAATCTATATGATATAGACACCGCTACAAAAAATGGTATTATTTACCCATCGTTAGACCCTTCAATCTTTGAATTGAAATTTCCTGGTACGGATATTGAGGGTAGAGTAGTAGGAGACAACTAATGCATTATTTTGAATTTGCTACAGCAGACGCAACATTATATGAGGGTGAAGCAACCCAATCAGTAAACACAGGTTTAGACCCTATACTTGAAGTTCGTAAAGACATGAATGACACAGGTACACAAATAAATGTATCAAGAGCATTAGTAAAATTTAACCTTAGTTACATAAGTGCTTCAGTTCAAAATGGTTTGATACCTAAATCCGCAAAATATTATTTAAATCTATACGATGCAGGTTCAAGTGATTTACCATCCTCACAAACACTTTTTGCTTATCCTGTTAGTCAATCATGGACTATGGGTGATGGAACATATCATTCTAATCCACAGATAACAGAGGGTTGTAGTTGGAGATATAGACATGGTGAGATTGATGGAACACAATGGATAAGTGGTAGTAACAATACTGGCGGAACTTGGTTTAGTGGTAGTTATGCAGCTGGAACAAGAAACTTTACACGTTCTGCTTCTTTAGAATATGAGACAACCGATATCCGTATGGATGTTACTGATATAGCACACGCTTGGATTTATAGTGGTTCACTATATGCTAATGAGGGTTTCATGGTAAAACGTAGTGGTAGTGTTGGTAACACAGATAGTGGTAGTGGAGTTCAAGAGGGTGATAGTACACAATATGGACAACTAAAGTTTTTCTCAAGAGACACGTCTACAATCTACCCACCAAAGTTAGAAGTAGTTTGGGATGATTCATCTTGGAGTACAGGTTCTCTTGCACCACTTACAGGTTCAGCATTAGAAGATACTGTAATCTACTTCAAAGGTTTAAGAGCTGAGTATAAACAAAATAGTAAAGTTAAGTTTAGACTTGTAGGTAGAGAAAGATATCCTGCTAAAACATACTCAACAACTTCAGCTAACTTGGCTGTAAAATATTTACCAAGTGGTAGTCAGTTCATAGAACATGGAACATACTATTCAGTAAAAGACGCTGTAACAGAAGATGTAATAATACCATTTGGTTCAGGCTCACTTGTTAGTTGTGATACTGATGGTAACTTTTTTAATGTTTGGATGAACGGATTTCAAACAGAAAGATATTATAAATTTGAATTGAAAGTAGTAACAGGATCAGCATCAAGTGCAACTC